TAACTCAGTTGTAAATTCTTTTCTTAACCTTAAGTAATCTTCTTTGGTTTCTTTTATATACCTCATAGTAGTCTTACTATGGATAAGGTATTTACCTGTCCACCTTTTTCCATTCTTACTTGAAGGAACATTACCTAATATAAAAAAACTATTCATACTCAACTTCGTTTGGGTCTGGTATATATACTCCCAATGTTGTAGACGCAAATCGTTTAGTCTCTTCTATAAACTCACTCATTTCTTTGTGAGATAATTTAGTTGTTGACTTAGTACTGTCTACCCATACCCCTTTTATTTGATACCTTGTTCTAAGAAACATAGACTTCAACACTTCGTGCATCTCGTCTTTATCATAACCTGTTTCTTCAGATAAAAGCTTGACAACCACTGCCCAATAATATGAGTTAAGATTGAGACTACGTCTCTTCTTTTGCTCCCCCACTGTAATAACTACAGTCTTGCCCTCATAATTAAGCATGTGGTCATCAAACTTATCTTTGTTTTGATAGGTCACTTTGCCATTCTTTATATATGCTAAGTGTTTACTACCCATTTAGCAAGCACAATTTTTAGTTGCTATTCCTACATTTAGTAGAACAAACTTGAAACATCTACTTGATATATCAAACTTTAATTCTATAAACGTAAAGCCTAGTAGTCTAAACTCTAGTTTAAACTTATCTAATTGTCTTGCATTTGCTGTAAAATAATTTACTAATTTCATATCTTAATTTTTAAAATGGTACTTGTACATCATCACCGCCTCCTACACTTGAAAGTCCTACAGCAGCATCATATCTAGCTCTTTCTTCAGCTGACATTTGCTTATTATAACTGTCTTTAAAGGTTATCTTTCTACCATAAGGATTGGCAAATTTATACTCTACTCTTGACTTAATTTCTGGTTTATTGGTGTCTTTATCTGTAGTCCAATACTCCCTTTTTGCTAAACACACCTCAACCTTTTTATCTATAATAGAATTACACGCCATGTGTGGGTCGGTGAAGTTAGAGCATCCTGATGCTGTAAGGAAGGATTTAAATATCTCTGTTCTTACTCTAGCAGCAGCTTCACTAGTGTAGTTATCTACACCTGTGAACTTTAAGAATGCTATACCCTTATCATTACCTACCATAAATTCTGTGTATGGTGTGCCTTGATAACCTGGTACTTCATTACTTGTTTTAAACTTTCTAATTTCTACTGTGTGTGCTCCTGCACCTAAGTAATCTGACTTAGTTTCAGGATTCTTTAATTTGGTTTCATTCAATTTAGGAAACATTTTTATTCGATTTTAATTAAACTTATTTATAATATTCTTCGCATGAATTAATAACAATATTTAAATCATTATCAATATGCAAATCATTAAACATACCCATAGGACTCTTTGCAGAGTCTCTACCTGTAGTGTTTGTTCTGAATCTGTACTGAACACCCTCATCAGTTGCTCTTGTGTCTGTGTATAGTGCTATTACAAATTCTTTCTCTACTCTTTTCTTCCACCTGTTACCATCTACAGCAACATACCTTTCTTCTACTCCATTATCTCCATCATACACACCATCTATAGATGTGAATACAATATATTTATCAGAGTTCTTAGATTTATCCAGTATCTTATCTATCTCTTTATTATAGTAGCTCCATACATCAAAGCCTTTATATCTTATATCAGCCTCTCTGAATATTATTTCAATAAGAGATGTGAAAGATTCTATAACTATTGTTTTTATCTTATCACTTGACATAGCTTTGTCTAAAGCTGTGTGAAATTCTGATACAGATTTAATTGGAACATTCATAAACTCATTTGCGTTCTTGAATGGTAGCTGTTTTCTTTCTGTGTTTAGAACAGCTGTGGTCTTTGGGTCTAAGCTCCTCATAGAGCTTGACTTACCTGAGCCTGATGGCCCTACGATTATAATATTCGGTTTCATTTGTCTTTCGTTTTTAAATTAAACAATTCGGTTTTAGTTATCGGTTTTTTCTTTTGTTTAGATTTGACGAACTTAACATACCCTTTAAACATAAAACTTTTATCATGCTTAAGGTTGTCTTCTATTTCTTCAAAGGTTTTGTTAAGAACTTTTTTTACAAAACTCTTACTCATTTTTAGCCTTTTAGAAACTTTATTTATTGTGTCGTCAAACCTAATCATACTTGTACAAATCTACTTAATAAATACAAATATACAAAAGAAAAAAACAAAATATTTTGGAACTTATTAACTGTTGAATGTTGATACCTCTTCAAACTTTGTTAGATAATCTATGAACTTTAAATACTTACTACCTATACCAATGTTTCTTCCCTTAGCAAATATAATTTCTGCCATACCCTCTACGCTATCTCCATTGTCATCAGTCTTTAGTCCATAATACTCAGGTCTATATACAAAAGCTACTACATCAGCGGCTTGCTCTATCTCACCTGACTCTCTTAAGTCTGAAAGGTTTGGCCTACCAGTCTCTCTCTTGCTAACATTTCTTGATAACTGAGACAAGGCTACTACAGTTATATCTAATTCCTTAGCTATATTCTTTAACGCTCTAGCAACTTGAGAAACTTCTTGCTCTCTTGTTCTGCCACGAACACTATAAGATATTAACTGAAGATAATCTACTACAACCATCTCTACTTTTTTAGCTATAACATACTGCCTTATTCTATTAAGAAGATATTTAAGTGATGTATTTTTACACTCATCTATATACATACTAAGCCTTTCAAAATCAGCTACACTATTATGTATCTTAGTTAGTTCCTCTTCATATATAGTACCTCTAAGTAAATGTTTATTATTTATATTAGTGTCACCACTAATCATACGCATAAGCATTTGATTAACACTCATCTCATAAGAGAATATAACAACTGAATGACCCATATTAGAAGCATTCATTGCCACGTTTAAAGCAAAGCTAGTCTTACCCATAGATGAAGCGCCACCTATAATAACTAAGTCTTGCTTTTGCCATCCACTTGTAAACTTATCTATAGATGGAAAGCCACTAGGTATACCTGTCATACCATCTGATTTCATATTATTTTCTAAACCCTTTAACATTCCAGGCATTTGCTCTCCAATAGAACATAACTCATCGTTATCTACGTTACCTATTTTTTGAACATTTTTCTCTACATAATCTACTGTATCAAATAAGTCTTCATTATTATCTATCTTATCTATAGTTCTTAAGCATAACATTTTAAGCTCTTGCTTTCTACTTATCTGATTGAGTATCAATATGATAGACTGACAACTAGACCCATCATAAGCCATCTCTGTACACTTTTGTGCAACCTGTATGGCTGATGACTTGTCTGCGAATGACATATAAAATTCTGTTAAATCTATTTTACCGTTATCTTGGTATTGTTTTTCTAACAACTTAAATAATTTCATGTGGTCAGAGTTCTCAAATAATGAGTGATTTAAAAGAGAGTGATTGTCATAATAATTCTGAGGATTGTTGATTAACTTACCAAGCAATATCCTTTCTAGTTCTAATCTATCTGAGTTCATAGTCCTAATGCTTTATTTTTAATATCTATTTTAAACTCTAGGAACTCTATATATCTTATCATATGTTTAATATAATAAGCATCATCTTGTTTTAATTCTTCCATTCTAAATTCTTGGAAATATTCTAAAGCGTCTTGAACTTTATCATAATCTACTATTACTTTATCTCTCATCATAATTTTTATATTTAGGTTTAACATATACTGAACTGTTTAGTGTGTCTTTTATATTTGGAACTTCATCTTCCCATCTTTCGTGCTTAAGCCATCTAATAGGGTGAGGAAATTCAGGACAAAAAACATTATTTGCATTACATATATCTTTATATTTCTTTTGCTTATCTAAAGCAACCATCATAATAGTATATAATTCAGGAGAAGGTTTTAGTTTTTTCCAATACTCTTTGCATTGTTTTTTACCCACCTTCTTAGGGTATTTTTTCCAGAAATAATCAAATAACTTTTCCATAATTTTATTTTAATAGTTTACTAAATCTTTTTTAACCCCTTTTACTTCTTTGCTTGTTAGTCCATTAACAAACCTTTTTATTTCTTTTAATTGATGGTCTAGGCGTTCAATTTCTTCTGAGTATATATTATAATCATTTGAAAACTTAACATATTTTTCTTCATCTAATTTGTATATTAATTCTATTAATTCTTCCATAACTTAATCATATTTTATTTTCATTGAATCTAATTGAGCGCCTAATTCCATAATTTCTAAATTAAGTTGTTCTGCATATTTATATTCAATAGATTCATATAAACTTTCTATAAATAATTCTTGATTGTGATTTTTATCTTGTAAAGATTCTACAAGACTAGACTTTTGACTAAGTTTTGTTAAAGATATTAATAGACACACGCCTACTAACACTATACATACTAATATAATATTTTTCATGGTTTGTAAATTTAAGTAAATAATTGTTAATAATAAAATAAAGTTGTCAACAATGAT